GCGTGACTGGTGGACTTAGGTCGTACACTTTCGGATATAGATACCTGGAGAATTCCATGGATCGTATCGAAAAGATCAAAGAATCTGCGGTGATTTCTAAACCGCGTGAGGTAGCCTTGGGAAGGCGCCCTGTAGTCCAGATATCTTTAGGACCCGTTGTGAAAGGCGTTGTGCGCCCACATGCGGATCCTCTGGACCCAGATACGACCATCGCTGGGGTGAGGCATAGGTTTCTTAAGAAACCTCCAACACCTGAAGAGTTGTTACTGAAGAAGTTCAGGAGACACGTCAGGCGCGAAATCCGGCGGGAATTTGTCCCCTTACCCGCTGAAGCAGATGTGAGCGTTGAGCAATGGCTAAGCCACACTGATTACCCCGACTGGAGACGACAAGAGCTCCGGGTTCAATGGGATGGCGTTGCAAGTATGTGGGATCCAGATAAATCCCACCGCTTCTTCCGATGCAGTTCCTTCATGAAAGACGAGGATTATCCAACCTACAAGCACGCCCGAGCTATCAACTCTCGGTCAGATGCGTTTAAATGTGCTGTGGGGCCTGTCTTTAAACTTATTGAAGAGCAAGTGTATCAACACAAAGCTTTTATTAAGCATGTTCCAGTTGCAGATCGCCCTGATTACATAATGGCGTATCTGCACCGTGAGGGAGCTAAATATGTCGCCACGGATTATACAGCTTTTGAGAGTCTGTTTGTGCGCGAGTTGATGGAAGCCTGTGAATTTGAGCTATATTCATACATGACGCAATACTTGCCCTATGGTGGGGAGTTCATGCGCCTGGTACGTGAAGTGCTGGGCGGGCGAAATTTGTGTGTCTTTAAGGACTTCAAGGTGATGGTAGATGCCACCAGGATGTCCGGCGAAATGTGTACCTCGCTAGGCAACGGGTTTTCAAACCTAATGCTGATGCAATTTGTCTGCAAGGAAGCAGGCTGTCGTGAGGTATTGGGAGTGGTTGAAGGAGACGATGGTCTCTTTACCATGGTCGGGACGCCCCCGACCGCAGCGGATTTTGCCCGATTGGGCCTTTTCATTAAGATGGAGGTGCACGACACCATCTCTACCGCATCCTTCTGTGGCATAGTGTTTGATCCAGATGATCGCATCAATGTCACAGACCCGCGCAAGGTTTTAGTTAACTTTGGGTGGGCGCAACGTACTTACGCACGCGCGCGTATGAGCAAGCTCACTGCATTGCTCCGTTGTAAGGCGCTGTCCCTACTATTTCAATATCCGGGCTGTCCCATCATAGCGGAACTAGGTCGCTATGGGGCAAGAGTCACTCCTCACCAGTCTTTAAGGATGAGGAAGATGATAGCCAGAAAGGGCTTCTATGATCTGTATACGAGACAGAAAATTGAGGCCGCCATGCAGGGGGGCAACATACCCCGCAGGGATCCAGGGATGAACACCCGGATGCTTGTAGAAAAACTGTATGGTATTTCCGTCGAGGTACAGCTCTCTTTGGAGTCCTACCTGCGCTCGTTAAAAACGATCCAACCGTTAGATCACTGGAGTTTTCCGCAAATTCTGCCCTCTTTGTGGTATGAGCATG